AAGTCCACAATTAGGACAGTTTTATATGGTCCCATACAAGAAAAAAGACAAAAGCGGAAATGTAGTATCAGTAGATGCACAGTTCCAACTTGGGGCTAAGGGTTATAAACAATTAGCAATGAGAACTGGTCAGTATTTAGATATAGATTGTATCTACATTCACGAAGGAGAATATCTAGGTAGAGATAAATTCACTGCAAAACCAAAATTCGAATTTATAGTTGATGATGATATCAGAGAATCACTTCCGGTAATTGGATATTTGGCATTCTTTGAACTTCTGAACGGATTTAAGAAACAAATATATTGGTCAAAAGCTAAGATGGAAAAGCACGCAAATACATATTCACAGGCTTTCAATTTAGACAGTTATTATAAACTACTTAATGGTGAAATTCCTCAAAAAGAACTTTGGAAGTATTCTTCTTACTGGTACAAGTCATTTGATGAAATGGCAGAAAAGACTATGATTAGGCAACTTATTAGTAAGTGGGGAATTATGAGTATTGAAATGGAAGATGCTTTTACCAAGGATATGGCAGTTATTGATGAAAGTGGAAATCCTCATTATGTTGACAATGAAAATGTTACCGCAGACGAAGAAATGGCTGCTGATATCAAGGCAAATGCTAATAGTCAAAGTTTTGAAACAGTAATAGATATGGAGCCAACCCAAGATAATGACAATAAGCAGAAAGCCACTAATACTAATCAAGTTGATGATATTCCAGATTGGGCAAGGTAGCCATATGATTTTAAAATGTTTAGGTAGTAGTTCAAGTGGAAACTGCTACCTCCTAGAAAATGAAACAGAGTGTTTGGTCCTGGAATGTGGGATTAAGTTTTCGGAGGTTAAAAAGGCATTGGATTTTAACATTTCAAAGATAGTTGGAGTTTTGGCTTCGCATTCTCACAAGGATCACTTTGGATATTCAAGGGAATATATCGTGTCAGGGATAAATGTTTATTCAAGCTATGAAACTTCTAAGGCTACTTGGAGTACAGAAAATTGCTGTAATAATGTAATACGCAAAGGATATTGGTATAAAATCGGTGGGTTTACAGTCACACCATTTGAATGTGTCCATGACGTTGAATGTTTAGGGTTTATAATACAACATCAAGAAATAGGAACCTTGTTATTTGCAACAGATACAGAGTATGTCAAATACAATTTTAGAAATCAAAAGCTAAATCACATTTTAATAGAGTGTAACTATTCACAAAAAATAATTGATAACCGAGTTAGCCAGGATGAAATAAATAAAGGTCTGCGAGATAGAGTATTACTGTCACATATGGAATTAGAAACTTGTAAAAGCTTCATTTTAACAAACAAAACATCAAGCCTATACAATGTATGTCTTTTGCATTTAAGCGATGGAAATTCGAATGAAAAGCTATTCAAAGAAGAAGTACAAGCAGTAGTTGGTGAAAGCGTATTGGTTACGATTGCAGATAAAGGACTAGAAATCAATTTAGATTTATTCCCATTTCAAAATTAGGAGGAAGAAAGATGAATAACGTAAGTTTAGTTGGAAGATTAACAAAGGATCCTGATGTTAGATATACAACCAATGGATTAAGTATAGCAAGAATCAATATAGCTGTGGATAGACAATTTAAAAAAGAGGGACAAGCTACTGCAGATTTTATACCTTGCATAGCATTTGGAAAAACTGCAGAGTTTGTTGAGAAGTATTTTTTAAAAGGACAACGAATTGGATTGACTGGAAGAATTCAGACTGGTTCATACGAAAAGGAAGATGGAACTAAAGTTTATACCACTGATATAGTTATTGATAACGTTGAATTTGTTGAGAGCAAAACAAATGATAACAGCCAGGCGCAAACAGGAAGACGCCCAGAGCCAAGCGCAGCTCAAGGGGATGGATTTATGAACATTCCTGATGGAATGGAAGACGAATTACCCTTTAACTAATAGGAGGAAGATATGAGCAGTCTAACAATACAAATTGACTCGAGGGAAAAAGCGAGAGCAATTAAAAATATATTAGCCGAGTTCGGCAAACAAGGGGTCAAGTATTACATATCAAAATTGTTCGTTGGGGACTATATGTCCCTGGACAATCCAAGGCTGATAATTGACCGTAAACAGAATTTAACTGAGATTTGCAGTAATATGTGTCAGCAACACGAAAGGTTCCGAGCCGAGCTATTGAGGGCGCAAGAGAACGGTATAAAGATAGTAATATTGATTGAGCACAGTAACCAAATTAAGTCTGTGGAGGATGTGGCCAAGTGGCAAAATCCAAGACTGAAAGATGGAAATAAAGCTATGACAGGTGAAACTTTGTCAAAGATTATGGCTACAATGGAGCGCAAGTATGGATGCGAGTTTCTATTTTGTGACAAGTTACATACTGGACAGAAAATAATTGAATTGCTAGGAAGTGGTGGGCTTGACTAAGGAAGAAATTAAAGCAACCGTTACTATGGATGAAGTAATTGCCCGTTTTGGATTTAAGAAGAATAAAAGGGGTTACATAGAGTGCCCCTTTCACAATGAAAAAACAGCTTCAATGAAAATTTATAAGGATTCTTATTATTGTTTTGGATGTGGATCAAGTGGCGATATATTTACACTTGTTCAGAAATTGGACAACTTAACATTTGATGAAGCCTTTAAAGAACTTGGTGGAATACACGAAAATAATTTTTTTGCAAAAATTAACATTGATAAAGCCAGGCGCGAGAGAAATAAGTTAGAAATCAAGAAACAAAAGAAACAAGCTAAAAAGGAATTAAATTGTTTGCTAATAACGGTATATCGCAAATGGTTAAGCAAGTATGAACCTCTTTCTGATGAATGGACGGTTTGTTATAACAATTTGCAGAAACAGTTGTATTTATGCGAAATTTTAAATGATTAGAGGTGAGGCAATGGACATTGATAAGCTAACAGCAGCGACTATATTATCTAACAATGTGATGTGTGAAATATTTGATGAGGTCGATCCGGTAGAGCGAGAGAGACTAATACAGGACTTAACAGATAAGGCTAAGATTCTAAGCGTTAAGAATAAATTTGAAAATCTATTACAAGCTTTTAAAAAAAAGGAAAAAGAATTTTTAGCTGAAAAAAAGAAAGAAATCAAAAGGGTTGATAACACATTTAATAATTATTCTTCTTTCGGTGAAGAGTATGAACCTCTTTTTTGTGGGAATTGGATAGCTGATGATAATGGAATAAGAACCTTTACAATGTTTGGAGAACGATTAGCTTGTTATCACCCTATTATACCTATATCAAGGCTTGTAAATGCCGAAACAGGCAAAGAGAAAATAAAGTTAGCCTACAAGAAAGGATTCAAATGGAAAGAAGTTATTGTTGATAAAGGAGTAATTGCTTCAGCAAATAAAATAGTTTCATTGGCAGACTACGGTATTTCAGTTACATCTGAGACTGCAAAAGCATTAGTTGGTTATTTGTCTGATATAGAAAATTTTAATATAAATCTAATAAAAATACAGGTTTCTACGTCAAAATTAGGGTGGATAGATAAGCAATTTATGCCTTACGGTGCGGATATTATTTTTGATAATGAAACAAGATTTAAGACAACTTTTGAGAGTATTAAAGAATGTGGTGATATAAATATATGGATTAATTTAATTAAAAAGGTTCGTAAAACAAAAAGGTTTGAAGCAAAAATTTATCTTGTAGGAGCTTTGGCAAGTGCCCTGATTGAACCTTTGAACGCTTTGCCATTTATTATTAATCTATGGGGTGATACAGGAAAAGGAAAAACTGTTGCTATGATGTTAGCAGCAAGCGTTTGGGCATATCCAGGAGAGAGTGATTATGTTACGGATCCCAAGTCAACTGTTACAGCATTAGAGTTAAGGTTAGATTTTTTAAACAACTTCCCAATGCTCATTGACGATATGGCGCAACTTAAGGATAAGTTCGGCGGTGATTTTTCAGAATTAGTTTATATGCTTTGTTCTGGAAAAGGTAAGGATAGAGCTAACGCTAACCTTGGGTTGAATAAATCCACTACCTGGCGCAATGTAATCCTAACAAACGGTGAACACAGCCTTGTAACAGAAACTATGCAAGGTGGAGCTATAAATAGAATTATTGATGTTGAAATGTCAGAAGGTTACATATTCCCTAATGGTAATGAAGTTGTTGAAATAATAAAACAAAACTATGGATTTTGTGGTAAAAAGTTTATTGAGATTATCGATGAAATAGGCCTTGAAGAGATTAAGAACATACAGCAAGGGTTTTTACAAAGGATAAATCAAAGAGCAAAAGAGCTAGGTGTTGACAAAGAAGAAAAACAAACACTGCCAATGTCAATAATTTTAACTACTGACAAAATTGCAACAGACTATATTTTTTGCGATGGTGAATATTTAGATTTTGATGCGTGTGTTGATCTCTTGAAAAATAAAGGAGAAGTCAGTGAGAATGAGAGAGCATATGAGTTTATACTTTCCGAAGTTGCTATCAATATGAATAAATTCAAACCAGATAACTATACCGGAGAATATAAAGGTGAAATTTGGGGATCTATCGAAAATGGTTATGCAATTATTTTAAACAACGCATTTAATAAAATTTGTGAACGTGGTAATTTTTCAAGTAAAGCATTCTTGTCATGGGCAGGTAAACAGGATTTATTAAGCTCCTCAGGGGGTAAAAATACAAAAACTAAAAGACTAAATGGCTCAGTTGCAAGGTGTGTATGGTTAAAGATAGATAGTATTGATAAAGACGGTTTTACCAATGTGTCTGATGAAGAACAAGAAAAACTGCCATTTATGTAACACCGTAACACCTGTAACACCTGTAACACGAAAAATAAGGGACCTTAATATTGGTTATTAAAAAGCGTACAAACTTGAATATTTTATTACTCGCGTAAGGGCATATGCAAAAAAAGGTGTTACAGGTGTTACAACTCTTGAAAAGCTAGTAAAATCAATGCTTTCAGCGTAACACGTTAGAGGTTACAAACAATATACAAGGTGTTACAACATATTAAATAAGGTGTTACAAATGAAAGGAATTAACAAAATGGACACTAAATCAATCAACTTAATCGTAAAAGATGTATTTAAAGATACCTATAATCTATATACAAAATATCACGGTATGGCAAATACAGTTGAGAATTGGGACAAAGTATGTGCAGAGGCAGAGGACTTATATAAGAAATATGATGATCCAATCTGCAAGAAAATGACGTTGCTAGTGATAGAACAGCTTGAAAGTGAGTAAAAAGAGTAAAGAAGGAGGGATGAAATGAAAGCTCTAGAAGTAAAGAAAGAAACAAAAATTTACTTTTGTCTTTTGTGTGGGAAAGAAGTATCAGGCGACCACATAGTGATTAAAACTAGACGAAAATCGGAAATACACATAGATAATCATTGTATGAATGAGTATTTGAAAACTAATAAGAGCTAGGGGGGGTATATGATGAACAACCAAGAAGTAATAAGCCAACTAAAAAGCCTAAGACAAAACAGTGAATGTCACGCAAAGGGCGTATATGCGGATGAGATATGGACAGCGGATATTGAGGCACTTGACATTGCAATTAAAGCAGTAGAAAAGCAAGTAGAACTTGAAAATCTGATTAAGGACATCAAAAAAGACTTTAACAAAGATGATAAATATAGTGTAAGCCTTGTATTGGAGATGTTGGAAAGTGTGAGGAGTGTGGAAGAATGATTAACGAAATTAAATTACTCAAAGAAATCAAAAACTTCTTTAAAATGCGAATAGGTAAAACCAATGAATATGTTGATCGCATACTCGATTATAATAAGCAGATTTGCAATATTATTGATAAGCAGGCAAAAGTAACTCAATGAGTTCCGCGTAGTAAGTAACGATATAGAAGTACTTTGTTAGAACTTGAAATGAGTTAAAGATAGAGTTAGTGGGAAGGTTTAAATTGAAATATCTGCACTATTTCAGCAGATATTAATACTTATTTATCTAAAATACATATATTATGAAAAGCGTCTCCATAAGACGTGATGTCTATGCGCGAATGATTAAATTCAATTTTAGATTCTGGGTATCGAGCTATATAGGGTTCAACAAAATATATTTGCTTAGCTTGTATTTCAGTTTCATTATACAATTCAGTATTGCCATAAGATATGTACTGAGGAATATCGATTAATCTTTGACGTATCAAATTATCAATAGATAGTTGTTGCTGCGCATACGTAAGTATATTGAATAAATTGAAGTTTTTAGCTAAAGTTAGATAATTACCTTTTGTATTAAGTTTAAGATGTACATCTATAAGGGGTCGAACGTTTATGGAACATAGATATTTAAAGAGTATAGCATCTTCTGGTGAAAGTTGTTTAATAGTTTCAACAAACGAAGGATGAACCGTTTCTTTGGTATCAATATTCATAGATTTAGCAAGTAAATTAGCGTATAAATTACGAAGTTCTGCATTATCCATTGAATATGATATTGCTTGTAACGCAGGGACAGCGACATAAGGCTCTGGTGAAACAATTTTTTCTAGACCAATATTATTTAATTTAATAGCAAGAAGCTTTTCAGTTTCAGCAAGATTATATTCTCTCTGCGCAACCCACTTACGTACTGGAGTAAGAGCAGCATTAATAGTTCGAGGTAACAATGATAAGGTTTTACCCAATTCCTTTGCGGTAGGTTGTGCGACATCATTATAAATTTCAGGAACAGTTTCAATAACTTTACTTAATTTGTCCACAGACATAATAAATCACCTTTCTTTGGTAATATTTTCATAATAATATAATAACACTATACCATTTAAAATTCTATAAAGGAGGAATATAAATTGAAAATTGCTATCGTAATTTTAAATAAAAGAAGGAAGACTATCTCATTTCACAATGGACAAGCAATTGATACAGCTTTAATGGGGGCGTCTTTAATATTTAAAGCAGCAACGGAAATATCTGAAGTTAAAAGTATTTCACTAGAAAATGCAATAGATATTATTTTAGAAGCGATATTAAATACTGATAAATCAAAAATTTAAAAGGAAAACATAGTGATACAACAAATTTATTAGAACAATGAAATTTGGAGTTGTGTGGCTAAGAATGATAAGGGTTAGGAGGGAATAAAGTGACTAAAGATATACTGATACAATATGTTGACCTGAAAGAGGAAATAAAGGATCTAGAAAAGCGTATAGCTGATTTAGAAAAGCAATCCAAGGAAATACAAAAAGATATTGTCAAAGGATCCTCTAGTGAGTTTCCTTATACAGAACATAATTTTAATATTGCAGGGATTGGAATTAATAGCTTGGGTAGTTATAGCAACAGAATTATCAAGATTAATAGGTATAAAGCTAATCTCAAAGCTAGTTATGATGATCTTCTTGAATTGCAGACTAAAGCCGAGGAATACATAAATAGTAACGAAAATAGTAGGATTAGAAGAATTATGAGGTATCGCTTTGTGGATGGACTAAATTGGGTTCAGGTGGCTCATAGGATGGGTGGGAGAAGTACTGCTGATAGTTGCAGGATGGAATTAAACAGGTATGTTGATAAATAATAAATATTGTAATATAATGTAAAAAAATAGTGCTTCATGGAGGAGTATATGAAAAAGTTAGATTTATTAGCGTATTTGTTTTATTTATTTTTAGGGATATCTTTTTATACTATAATTTTGTTAGTTTTAGTTTTTACGGGATTTTTGGATTTTGATAGAACTTCTGAAATAGTAGGACAACTTATTGGACTTGGTTTATTTTGTTTTGTAGGCTTTTTCATTGTTATTTATGAGATTAAAAAAAAGAAACAAAATGATATTTTTGTTTATAAATTATATGATGCGTACGACAAAAAAAGGAAAAGTAATATGCGATACGACGAAATACTAAAAGCTATAAAGGAAATTTGTGAAATAGAAAAAATTAAAGAGACAGAGGTTCTTCAGTGCTTAGAGGCTGAACTAAAGGCTGAATTGTCAAGAATAAAACTTTTTTCATGGATACCTATTATTATTACATTTTTTTTAAATATATTTGGTAGTTCGAATCAAAGTTTCTATTTGGTTAGCTTTATGATATTTGTAGGATTGTTATATTATTATTTTGCAGCGACTATTTTAGTACCTAGAGCTGAATATATTTTAAATGTAATAAAGAATTTTAAGAGTAATAAAATTAGCTATAATAAAATGTATGAATTGTGATATTCCAATAATTTAAGAGGATAATTGTATAACAAAATTCGTTATGTTCGGTTAAAATAGTTTATAATTTAAAATGTCGATAGATAGAGTTTGCTATCAGTTGACCTCCTGTGGTGTACGGTTGCCAAGTGTCAAAACTTGGTGGCTGATTAAACCGATTTTCTATTATTCTTTGTTCCGGTTCAAGAATGACGGTGGGTAAGCGTATACCGTAATAACGCAGAGTGGAATGTCCTATAGTACTCACCACTTAAAAATAAAATGACTATTGTTGGCAACTGTCTTACACGTTGCGAGGAATTGTAGCTCAGTTGGTAGAGCAACTCAATATATGAGTATATCGCAGGATCGTAGCCTGTCAATTCCCCTGGAGAATATATCTTTTCCTGTTTCTGTGCGTACTCCATACAAAACGAAAGCAAACAGGCCCCCAAAGTTTTATCCCCTAAAACCATCCACTCCCCTGGGTGGTATTGTTGTTGAATAAAATGAGAAATAATGGTAGAATATAGAGAATAATGGTGAAGTATACATAATCATATTGGGGAGTGTCAAAATGAATAATATAGATTTGCTCTTAAATAAAAATAATAAAAGTATTACGAAAATTAAGATACAAGAGAAATGTGCGGTATTTGACAATAAAGAAGAGATTTTTTCAGGAAAAACAATAGGGAGAATTATAAAGTTTGTTAATTCTTTACATAATCAGTATCCTAAATTAAAAATACCTATCATTTTTAATTTAGGTGAAATATCATTTATTGATAAATTATCATATATTTTACTAGAATGCATATGCTATAATTTAATAGTTAATTATAAGCAAAAAGTACATATATTATGCACTGTTAAAAAAGAAATTGGTACAGAAGGGGCTTATTCCTCTCCTTTATTATTACTAAACGGGATTGATAAGGATAATATTCAAAAATTTGGGCAAAAATTTATTAAAGACACATACGGATATCATTTACGAAGAGTTATAAATGGGAATGAACTAGAAAATAGTAATTATCTTGGACTTTTATACCAGGAGGTAGATTCTTTTTTAAAGATATTCAGTGTTGACGAACAGTGTAGAGATGATATTTCAGAGGTAGTTGCAGAGTTAGTTGGGAATGCTTGCGAACATGCAGGTTCTGATTGTTTGGTTGATATAGATGTTTCCTCTGGGTATAATAAATCTACGAATAATGTTATTGATGAAGATAATTATTATTATGGAATTAATATTGTTGTGGTAAATTTTTCGGAGACATTATTAGGTAATGATATTAAAAAGAAAGTATCTTTGAAATCTGATTGTGAAACAGAAAGGTATAAAAAGGTATATAATGCATATGATTTTCATAAGAAACAATTTAATGATGAGTACAAAAAAGAAGATTTTTATAACATTACTGCATTCCAACATAAAATATCTGGACGACAAAAATACGAATCAACAGGAGGAACAGGATTAACTCAATTAGTTAAATCTTTAGAAGAGAGGTCAGAAGCACATAGATGTTATGTGATAAGTGGAGATAGAGCATTAAATTTTTATCAAGAAATGTTAGAATTTAATAGTGACCAATGGATAGGATTTAATGAACAAAATGATTATTTTAGCAACATTCCCGAGAATGGTGTTGTAACAGAATGCTTGATTAATATGCCTGGGACGGCATACAATCTTAACTTTGTTATGAAAGGAGAAAAAATAAATGGAGAATAAAATTGATTTAAAATTTGACAAAATGACTACTAGGTTAGCTGGAAATCCGTATGGAAAATCGGTATATAAAGAACAAGTTAAAGATAAAATAGATTTTTCAAAAATAAATATCATTTGTTTCCCTGAAAATATAGAGAAAATCGCATCGTCCTTTACACAAGGCTTTTTCACTGAAATTATTAATGAAATAGGATTTAATGGGATTGATACTAAAATTAAATTAATTACTAAAAAAAAGGAATTGGAAGAGGAAGTATTAAGAGATTTATTTTCATAAGACGAGGGGGAAGTATAAATGGAGGTATCAATAATATTATCAATAGCAGCAATTATTATTTCAATTGGAATTCCAATTTTTGAATATTGTAATAATATTAAATTTAACAAAGTCAGCTTAATCTCAGACTACTATAAAGAAATATACAGTGTGTATTTAATGAAGGAGATACCCAAGGCAAGAATGTATATTCGCTACAGTGAAGAAAGGTTGAGTGGAACAGAAAAAATTATTGACGTATTACGACTGGTAAGAGAAGATTCGATTTTCTTTAAGTATAATGACCACCTATTTTATGAACAATTAATCACAATAATACAGGAATTAGAAGACCTATTGGTTCTAACTGATAAAATGTCAAATGATAATTATGTTTTGTTTTACATTGATTTTGAAAAAAAGCTTGGGCATATTTACGAATGTATATCTAGAAGACATTTGGGGGAAAAAATAAGAAAAACTAAATAATTAAGTAATATATTATATGCATCAAGAGGATAATAAAAAGTAAGTATTAATTATTTCCAACAGTAAATAATATGTTGATTGGGAATAGATACAATAATTTGACTAGCTACATCCTTACTAAAAGACTTTATAGATTAATTGCTATTATGTTAGGAAATAAATATAACCAAAATGATGGCGCTGGTCTCGCACTATATTTATTGAGCGTGTTATAGAACCATAATATTATTATTGGATAGAATGTTTAATTTTATTCAGTAAGTTTAATATGTATTTCATTACAGTCCTTAACTTTGGTTTAGGACTATTTTTATACAACAAAATGTTAAAATTCAACCGGTTGTTTCCATATTGCTAATTATGGAATATAGTGGTAGTATTTGTAGTAAAGGGGAGGTGATATAAATGAGTGATAAAATAAAACTAAGCGAACTGTTTAAGAAATTAATGATAAATTCTCAATTTGCCATGGCATCTGAAGATAACCAATTAATTAAAAGATTAACTGAGAATGGTGATTTGAAAGACAAAATGATCTTTCTTCAAGAAACACCAATGATTAATGAATACTTAAGAATATCATTTATAAAAACAACTGTAATAACATTGGCAGAACTTGATTTTATTGAAAAAGATTGTGACATACTAGATGTTAATGTATCAAACAATCTCGTAAAAGAATCTATGGAAATGTTCAAAAAGTTAAAGAATAAATAGATTGTTAAGGGCATCCTTAGGGGTGCTTTTTTATATAACAAAACCGACGAATGAGAGGTGGTGACGGTTGGCAAGAGCTAGAGACCCAAATAGAGACAAAGCATATGACATATATATGCAACATAATGGCAACATAGATTTAGTTGAGATAGCTAGTCAACTAAATACTTCTCCTGGATCAGTGCGAGGGTGGAAGTCTAAAGATAAATGGGAACAGAAGTTGAACGGAACGTTCCAATCAGATACGGAACGTTCCAAACAAATGAATAAGGTTAAAAAGAAAGTCTTTGATGATGGGACTAAGGAAACTATGTTAAACGAGAACCTTACCCACGAACAAAGGCTTTTTTGTATATATTACAGTAAGATATTTAATGCTACCCAAAGTTATCAGAAGGCTTACCAGTGTAGTTATGATGTAGCAAATTCAGAAGGATATAAGCTCCTTGTAAAACCTTGTGTAAAGTCAGAAATCCAACGACTAAACGAATTGAAGCGTCAACAGATAGTTGCTAATGAAAGTGATCTACTTGAATACCATATGCGAATAGCTTTCTCTGACATAGGTAATTACCTCAGTTTTGGGATAAAGGCAATAGAAGAGACAGATGGCGAGGATATAAAGCATACATACAATATAAATTATGTGGACCTTAAAGAATCATCTGAAATAGATACGCAGCTCATTCAAGAGGTCAAGCAAGGTAGGGATGGTATATCAATCAAACTTGCTGATAAGTATAAGTCTTTGGATTGGTTAGATAAATATTTCTTAATTAATCCTATGGATAAGCACAGGATAGAATTTGATAAGAAGAAGTATGAATTAGAATGTAAGAAGCTAGAGCCAGACGACAAGGCAACAGGTATTATATACAGAGGAACACCTTCCACAATGATAGCTCCTGCATTTGCTCCAGTAGTTTTTGATATCGATAATAAAGATCATAGAGAATATGTTTTCCCTGGTGGTCGTGGTTCTACTAAATCATCATTTATTAGTGAACAGGTAATAGATCTGTTGATGAAGAATGACGGTATCCATGCATTAGTTGGAAGACAAGTTGCTGACACTCTTAGAACGTCCGTATATGCTCAGATACAATGGGCAATAGATGCATTGGGATTACAAGATGAATTTTATTGTACTGTAAGTCCTTTGGAGATTACACGAAAGAGCACCGGTCAAAAGATATACTTCCGTGGAGCTGATGATCCAGGTAAGATTAAATCAATAAAGGTACCCTTTGGCTATATCGGAATTCTATGGTTGGAAGAATTAGATCAGTTTGCCGGAGAAGAAGCGGTTAGAAAGATAGAACAGTCCGTTATTCGTGGTGGTGAATTAGCTTATATATTTAAGTCATTCAACCCTCCTAAATCAGCTAATAACTGGGCAAATAAGTATATTAAGATACCGAAAGCAAGTAGATTAGTAACCTGGTCAACATATTTAGATGTTCCTAGGCAATGGCTAGGAAAGCCTTTCCTTGATGAAGCGGACTTCCTTAAAGAGGTTAATCCTACTGCATACGAAAACGAATATATGGGTATTGCAAATGGGACTGGTGGAGCTGTATTTGATAATGTTATTGTAAGAGCTATTACAGATGATGAGATTAAACAATTTGACCGCATATACAACGGTGTCGATTGGGGCTTTTACCCTGACCTATATTCATTTGTTAGGCTACAATATGAACCTGCTCAACATAGACTTTATATTTGGCAGGAATATACCAGTAATAAACAGTCTAATAGAGAAACTGCAGATAAACTCCTTGAATTAGGGATTACTGCAAATGACCTTATAACGTGCGATAGTTCAGAGAATAAATCAGTAGGAGATTACAGAAATTATGGATTGCTAGCAAGATCTGCGATAAAAGGACCTGATAGTCGGAAGTATTCATATAAGTGGCTGCAGTCATTAAAGGAAATCATTATCGATAATGTGCGTTGTCCTGAGGCAGTGCAAGAGTTTCTTAATTACGAGTATGATCGAGATAAAGAAGGTAATGTAATATCAGGATATCCAGATGGTAACGATCACGTTATAGATGCTGTAAGATATGCAACTGAATCTATTTGGAAGAAACGAGGACAATAAAGGCGGTGATTAGGTGTTTGAAAATATAATCAAATTCGTAAAGGAAGTGATAAAAAGAATGTTCCCAGTAAAGAACGTAAAACAAGCCATAGGAAGTGACGTTGCTATTTCAGCAGCAATGGTTGATAAAATTGAAGAATGGGCCAATATGCTAAAGGGTAAAGCTGAATGGGTAGATAATGACTCTATATATTCCTTAAGGCTAGAGCAAGGCATCACTAGAGAGTTCGCTAATGTATGTTTGAATGAAATGACTTCCAAGGTTACAAATAGAAAACTGCACGATATATATGAATCAGCAATAGAGGACCTAAACGAAAACCTACAAAGTGGGCTTGCGTTAGGTTCTTTTATTATTAAGCCGTTGGGTGAAAATAAGGTTGAATATGTATTGGCCGATAGTTTTATACCAGTAGAATTTGATTCCAGGGGACGTTTAATCAAAGTAGTATTTGTTGAGACAAAGCGTGTTAAGGATGATGATTGCTATTTCAGATTTGAGTATCATTCATTGGATAAGAGTGGTCTTACTATCACCAACAAGGCATATCACAGTAACAACAAGACTGAGTTAGGCAGAGAAACGAACCTTGAAAGTGTTGCAGAATGGGCCAACTTAGAACCCTATATCAACTATCCGTTAATGGATAAGCCGGACTTTGGTTATTACAGAAACCCTATTAAGAATGATATTGATGGTTCATTTAATGGAGTATCTATCTATGATTCTGCTAAGTATCTGATTAAGCAAGCAGATACGCAATTTGGTAGGCTAAATTGGGAGTTTGAAAGTGGAGAAAGAGCGGTCCACGTAGATTCAGCAGCATTAAAAATCGACAAGACAAAAGGCACATCTTCTGTATCAAAATTAAACAAAAGACTATATAGAGCAGTTGATGTTCAAATGGGCGATAATAAAGAGTTATTTGATACATTCTCACCTGAGTTCAGAGAGGTATCTCTTTTAAGTGGCCTTGAAGAATATAAGCGCAACATTGAATTCGCGGTAGGATTATCCTATGGCGATATTTCTAATCCATCAACTATTGAAAAGACTGCTACAGAGATTAAGAGCGCTAAGAAGCGTAAATACAATACGGTATCAGCTATTCAAAAGAACTTGAAGACTTGCTTAGAAGATTTAGTATTTGCATTAGCTTTTTATAATAGTTTGGCCACTACTGGCTATGAATTTGTATGTGACTTTAAAGATAGTATTCTGGTTGATGAAGAAACAGAGAGAAGTCAAGACCGTTCAGATGTCGCTATGGGTGTAATGCAATTGTGGGAGTACCGTGCTAAATGGTTTGGTGAAGATGAGGCAACTGCAAAAGCGATGATACCACAGCAGGCAGATGTTATTCTATAAGGGTGGGTGATTAGATGGCTTTAACTCCTTCAGAATTAGAACGTATGCCTATTCAAATTGAAAAGTATTTCAATGATCTAGAACGTAGAATTATGGAAGATGTAGTTAGACGTATTCAGATTAATAGTGAGATAACAAGAGCTGCCGATTGGCAAATACACAGGCTTAATCAGTTGGGAATGTCTAAACAGGCCATTGAGTTACAAATAAAGAATACTCTTGAACTATCAGATAAAGAGATAGAAAAGATGTATGAGCAGGTAGTTGAATTTGGTTATACAAGGGATAAAAGCATTTATACAATGGCAGGTAAAGATTTCATTCCATATAACAAAAATGCAGAGTTGCAACAACTTGTATCAGCTTTTAGTGAACAGACAAAACAGACACTAAGTAATATTACTCAATCATTAGGTTTTACAACTCCGATGGGTGGAAAAGTTTTATTTACTCCAATGGCTGACTTCTACCAAAAAACTTTAGACAAGGCAATGTTGGACATTACAACAGGAGCCTTTGATTACAATTCTGTATTAAAAAGAACCGTACAAGAAATGACTAGAAGTGGTGTAAGAACTGTTGAGTTCGGAGCTACTAATTGGAGCAATAGAGTAGAAGTTGCAAGCCGTAGAGCTGTAATGTCTGGCATAACACAAGTTACTAACAAGATTAATGACAGTAATGCTAAGACATTGAATACAGAGCATTTTGAAGTCTCTTGGCACGCAACAGCAAGACCATCCCACCAAGTATGGCAGGGTAGAGTTTTTACAAAAGAAGAACTTATATCTGTATGTGGATTAGATAGTATCACAGGACTATGTGGAGCTAATTGCTATCATTCGTATTATCCATTTATACCGGGCATTTCAGAACGAACATATACAGATAGACAATTAACTGAAATGAACGCTAAGGAGAACACTAAGAAAGCGTATGGGGATAAAGAATTTAATGCATATGAAGCTACTCAATATCAACGAAACTTAGAAACACTTATGCGTAAGCAAAGGCAAGACATAAACCTCTTAGAAAAAGGTGGAGCTAGTAAAGATGATATAATAGCTGCTAAGTCAAGATACCGTTCGACTATGGCTCAGTATGCAGACTTTTCTAGTAAAATGAAATTGCCACAACAAAAAGAGCGCATTTATATGGATGGACTGGGGAATGTTGCTGGAGGAAAAACAGTTGCAAAATCTAAAAAAAATGATAAAATAGAAGATGAAAGAGAAATTACTCAAAGGGATATGGCAAGTGGTCTTAGAAAAAGTTCAAATATCCCCTTATCGCAAGCTGATAAAGAACATTTATTAAAAGAAATGAATTCTATTGGAGCAGATGAAGATATTTTTATTTTTAGAGATGGTTATGGGAGTGGATACTCTGAAAGCAGAGATAAAGTTTTTATAAGTTCTAATGTTTTCCCGTCAAAGGATTCTTCATTACACCCAAGAGACTTAATGAGTGAAAGAGCCGTGCTTGCACATGAGTATTATGGACATAGACAATACAAAGGTACAAAGGTAGCGGCGGGGATGTGGAATGATGAATTTAGGGCAAGCTATATGGCAGCAAAGAATTGTCCTAATCTTTCAGATTTTGATAGGAGATACTTGATACTGGATGCCTTGGAGAGAGCTAAAGAAGCAGGGGTTACGGTAAAATATAATAAATTTATGAGGAGGGTTATATATGGGGATTAAATTAACTCAAAAAGATTTTGAATTAGTTGATAAAGTATTGGACGATTTTTCAAAGAATAATAATAACATAGAAATGTGTCCATATTGTAATACTAAAATTGATGTAGAACTAAAAGATGGTATAACAACAGTGAAGTGTCAGAGCAATGAATGTTTTCAAGAAACATTTAAGGGAGTTTAATAAGCCACCAATCATAATAATGGTTAGGTGGTATTTTTATACCTAAAATTAGGAGGTGATCCATATATCTCCCTTAAGACCAGGGCTAAGGTCTTATTTTTATGCGGTCAGCTGATTCAGACCTAAAATAGTCGGTCACTTGGTGGATAGTTACACACCTAAAATAACTTATATGTGAAAGGAAGAATAGAGATGAAAAAAGAAGATTTAGTAGCGTTAGGGTGTACGGAGGAACAAATAGCAGATATTCAAAAGCTAAATGGTTTAGATATTAAAAAAGAGCAAGATAAGGTTGCTAAAGTAGAGCTTGAAAGAGATAACTACAAAGGGCAACTCGATACAGCTCAGAAGTCACTAAAAGACTTTGAGGGGATAGATATAAAAGACCTTAAAGGAAAGATTGAAACTTTAACCAATGACCTTAAGACTAAGGAAACGGAATATCAAAGCCAATTAGCTGATAGGGATTTCAATTCTCTATTAGATAGTCAAATTACAACTTTTGGAGCAAGGAACAGTAAAGCAGTGAAAGCCTTACTTGATATCGAAACTTTGAAAGCTAGCAAGAACCAATCTGAGGATATTAAAAAAGCCTTAGAAGCATCAAAGACTGAGAACGATTACTTATTCGGCTCAGCGGAACCTATTAACAATGCGGTTAAGTCCACTAATGGTACACCACCTGTAGGTGATGCAAACACCAATGCTTTAAGAGCAGCTATGGGACTTAAGCCAACAACAGAATAAGAGAGGAAATAAAATATGCCAAATATTATAGCATTAGCAAAGAATTACGCAGACCTTTTAGATGAGGTTTATAAAAGCGCATCTGTTACAGCCGATTTGATCAGTGATTCATCAATGATGAGAGCAGGAGCAAACGCAAATGAAATCTTATATCCACAGATTGATATTACCGGACTTGGTGATTACAGCAGAAATAGTGGATATACAAGTGGAGCAGTTAGTGTTGTATGGAAGACTGCAGCGTTTAATTATGACCGTGGTACAAAGCTTTCTGTTGACACAATGGATGATCAAGAAACATTCAATATCGCATTTGGAATGGCAGGAGGTACTCTTCAAAGAGAAAAAGTTGCACCGGAAGCAGATGCATTCACGTTTGCTACTTTAGCAGGTATTGAGGGAATTTCTAAAGCAACAGCAGCAACATACGCAGATGGAGCAGCATTCCTAGGAGCGCTTTTAGTAGCTAAAACAAAAATGGATGAGGATGAAGTTCCAGAAGAAGGTAGAATTCTTTACGCAACACCTACTTTACTTAATAGTGTAATTGCGCTTGACACAACTAAGTCAAGAGAAGTGCTTGCTTCATTTACTATTAAAAAACCAGTTCCACAGTCTCGTTTTTACACTGCGATTGATATGTTGGATGGAAAGACACCTGGAGAAGAAGCTGGTCATTATGCGAAAGCGGCAACGGCAAAGGACATCAACTTTATGATCATTCATAAGCCTGCTATTATCAAATTCGACAAGCACACAGTTTCATCTGTTATCGCACCAGACAACAATCCTGATGCTGATTCATATATAGCTAAATACCGTAAATACGGTATGGTTGATGTATATAAAAACAAGGTGGCTGGTATTTACTTGAGCCACAAAGCATAAGGAGGAATGACATATGAGCAGAACAGTTGGATTAGTTTTTAATAAGGCTGAGGTTGTAAAAGAACCAACCAAGTTTGACGGAATGGATATTGAGCAATTAAAGGCATATGCTGCTGAAAACAACATTGATATTGGTAGCTCAACTTCAATCAATGGTATTACGAAGAAAATTATTGAAGCTGAAAAAGAATAGAAAGGTAGGTGGTGTTAGTGATTAGTTATACTACCACAGAATATTATCTTGATAGTTATTTAATGGGTAGGCAGGCGGTCATTGATACCGCCGTTTTTCCTTATTATGCTCTCAAGGCAAGCCAAGTTATAAATCACCATGCTTGCGGTAATATAATTGAAACAGAGCAATTTATAGATGAAGTACAGATGTGCTGTTGCGAACTTGCAGAGGAATTATATAATCAAGAAAAACTAATTAAGAGTAGCAATGGAATTGCATCTGAGAAAGTTGGAGAATATTCCGTTAATTATGTAGATGGTGAAAAAACAAAGATCGCTAGTGTAGATGCTATTAACTCAACTATAAACAGATGGTTGCTTATGACAGGCTTACTGTACAGGGGGTGTTAATTTGTACACGAATGCAGATATAACCCTTTATTCATACCAGAATGGAGCTTATACAAGGTCGTTAATTAAAGATGTATTTTGGGATGAAGTAAAACAATCAAACCTCATTAAAAGTGGATTAACTATAGTTGATTCAGTAAAGATATTTATTCCAGTATCAAGTATAAGTAACCTAAATACTACTACTGGTAAAGATATTATTGTTAAAGGGATTGTGGTAGTTGATATAGATAACACATCTCAAGCAGCGCAATCAGCAAGCCTTAAAACACTTAAAGAAACATACGGTTTTATTACAGTATCAAGCTGTGATAAAAAGTTATATGGTAGCAAGTTAATGCAACATTACCAGTTGTCATGTAAGTAGGTGATTAAATGCAGATAAAAGGTAAGTTGATGATTAAGGCTAATAATAAATTACTTAATGAAAGACAACTGCAGAACAAAGGAATGGTGCAGAAGTTTATAGATCAAGAATGCATTAGAATGATGGACCCATATACTCCTAGAATGAATGGGGTGTTAACTAAATCTGCCACACTAGGAACTAAAATCGGAAGTGGCGTTATTAATTATAATGCTCCATATGCTAGATACATGTATTATGGCAAATTGATGGTATCAAGTATAACAGGTAGCTCCTATGCGCTTAAAGGAGAGAAGAAAATCTTGACTACCAAAGAACTAAAATATAATGGTGAGCCTAAACGTGGTGCTTTTTGGTTTGAAAGAATGAAATCAGACCATAAGGAAAAAATACTTGCAGGAGCTCAAAAAATGGCAGATAGGGGGATGTAATGAATGTAATAGAGTTAGTAAAACAGATATTAACGGATTACCCTAAAATTTTAGAGTTCACCAATGAGGTTCACGTGGATTTTACTGATTCAGAACCAACGAATTTTGGCTTATCATCAACAGGTGATCAACTCATAAAAGAGGATGTTCTGGGTAATCAAATAAGACAACATAATTTTGTGCTGTATGCAGTTAATCAGGCCTTTTTGGACTATGACAGACTAGCAAACAGTACTTTTTTATTGGATTTAACTTATTGGCTTGAAATAGTGGCCAATAAGCAAGAGATAACCGTTGACGAGCAGTCGAGAGGGAAGTTGCTAAGTATAAGTAGTGCTAATGGAATGCTTTACAGTATTCCGACAGGTGACATTATGGACGGAGTAACTTACCAAATACAAATATATGCTCAGTACAAAATTGAAAGAGAGGTATTATAATGGCAGAAGTAGGAAAGATTAAACGAAAATTTATGGCGCATTATATTGATGCAGCCACAGTGGCAGGACCTTCTAGTTTTATCAGATTAGGCTCCGACTTAGAAGAATTCACAATAGAATTAAATCCTAATGTCGAAACAAAATCAAATATTCTAGGTGAAAGCACTACAAGTATCGATGGATACGAACCACAGGCAAGCGTAGAGCCTTACTATGCAGTTATCGGTGATCCACTTCATACGAGGCTTCAAAAAATTGTTGATGAAAGATTAACACTTGATGATCTTAAAACTTCAACTATTGAAGTTCATTTATGGGAAGAAGATGCAACAACAACAGGTTCGTATGTAGCATACAAAGAAGATGCGATTATTGAAGTTGTAAGCTATGGTGGTGATACAACAGGGTATCAAATTCCGTTCAACCTTCATAACACTGGCAATAGAGTTAAAGGTTTATTTGCATTAGCAACAAAGACTTTTACAGCAAACTAATAATTAATTGGGTGAGGATACAAGTCCTTGCCCTTTTTAACAGGAGGGTATTATGCAAAATTTAAGTTTTAGTGATGGTTTTAAAGAATTTAGTTTGAACGGTGATGAAAGCAAAGTCATACGTTTTAATCCTGCTGATTTTGGGATTATAGAGCGAATTGACAAAGCGTATAAAGAGATTGAAAATGCATCTAAGATAGGAGCAGATATCAAGCTTAAAACTGATGGAACTCCAATTGAGGAAATAAGTATAGCAGCAAGTATTGTAAAAAGTGTAAGCGATACAATAAAGTCTCAAATAGATCACATATTTGACAGTCCTGTATCAGCTGTGGTATTTGGTAATCAATCGCCTCTAAGTATGGTAGGTGGGGTTCCGTTTTATGAACGTTTTCTAAATGCAGTAATTCCAGTTTTAAAGAAAGAAATTCAATCAGAGCAGAAAGCAAGTCAACAACGCATATCAAAATATACGAAGGTGATTAAGTGATAGGATCTTTGCCTAAACAATTAAATGTAAATGGTATAGATAGAGCAATACGGAGTGATTTTCGTACTGCTCTTTTAATTTTTACTGCCTACAACGACAATGAGCTCTTAGACAATGAAAAAACAATGGTGATGCTTGAATGTCTGTATGTGGAATTTGAACAAGTTGATCCAGGAAATTATCTAGAGGCCATTGAAAAAGGGGTACAATTTCTTGACGGTGGGGGCAAAGCTGAAAAGGGCTCAAATCACTCCAAGGTCAAAAAGGTTATGGACTGGGAGCAAGATGAACAGATCATATTCTCCGCTATTAACAAAATAGCCGGTTATGAAACAAGAGCAAAAGAATATTTACACTGGTGGACTTTCTTAGGTTTCTTTAATGAAATCGGAGAAGGATTGTTTACTTCAATAATTAATATTCGCTCTAAAAAAAACAAAGGCAAGAAGCTCGAAAAATACGAGCAAGAGTTTTATAGAGATAACAAGAACTTGATAGATATTAAGGTTAAATATACGGAAGACGAACAAGCTGAAATAGATGAGTGGAATAAATTGCTAGGATGAACATTGACACACAACATATAGATTAGTATTATAGTAATATAATTACTTAGAGGGGTGTGTTGAATGGCAAAATCAAATAAAGAAAAAATAGGTTTAGCAATATTTATTATAATTGCATTTAGTTTTACTGTATGGGGCGCATGGAGAACTTTAAATTCAGGGCCAGACATAAGTAAAGAGTTAAAAAATTATGGTATTGGGGCAATCGAGGTTACGGATAATTACATTGATGGACACCTTGATGCAGACAAAGCCTGTGGAAAATTAAAGGCTATAGAATCAGCAGTAGAAGAAGATGTATCATTGTCCATACGCGTATACTTAATCTATTTAAACATAGAATCTAGTGAGAGAGATTATTCAACAGATACAATGCTAGATGTAAGGAAAGCGCGTAATGATTTAGCTGATTACTTAAATATTAAGAAAAGAAAATAGCAATATAAATTAACCACTTACCGATGTAGGTGGTTTTTTGATGCCCAAAAATGAGGTGAAAAGATGGCAGTAGATGGTAGTTTAATATTTGATACTAAGGTAGACACAAAAGGTTTTAAAAGTGGAACAAACACAATTAAAACGCAAGCAAATGGACTTAAGAGTGTATTGGTAAGCTTGGGCAAGGCTACCGCAGTTGCTTTTGGGATAAAGCAGTTAATAAGCTTTGGTAAACAAGCTATTCAAGCAGCCTCTGACCTCGAAGAAGTACAAAACGTTGTTGACGTAGCCTTTGGTTCAATGAAATATAAAATGGAAGAATTTGCAGATACAGCAATTGAAAGCTTTGGTATATCAAAATTAGCAGCCAAGCAAACAGGATCAACTTTAATGGCTATGGCTAGAGGAATGGGTATAGCAAACAATACAGCGAGCGATATGGCAATTCAACTCACAGGATTATCCGCGGATATGGCCAGTTTCTACAATGTTAGTCAAGATGTTGCGAGTACAGCCTTGAAGAGTGTTTTTACAGGAGAAACAGAAACGCTCAAACAGTATGGTATTGTTATGACAGAGGCTAACTTGCAAGAGTATGCATTTGCTCAGGGGATGAATAAAAAAATATCTGCTATGAACCAATCTGAAAAGGTTATGCTTAGATATGGATATGTAATGCAACAGACAGCGTTAGCGCAAGGCGATTTTAGTAGGACATCTGATAGTTGGGCAAATCAAACTAGAGTATTAATCGAAAAATGGAAAGAATTTCTAGGTATTTTAGGTAAAGGATTAGTTCAAGTATTGATGCCAATTGTAAAGACCTTAAGTGGAGCATTATCGTATTTAATTAAGTTCGCAAATACAGTTGGAGAGGTTTTTTCAAAAGTATTTGGTTTTAAGAAAGTAATTGCTGAAACAGGTGGAGCAATAAGTGATGCAAGTGGAAATGTAAGAGACTTGGGTAGCGAAGTGAAAAGTACTGCCAAGGAAATCAAGAAAAGCTTATCTTCATTTGACGAACTTAATATTTTATCACAGGATATTGCAAGCAATACGAACTCAACTGATATTGGAGCTCTTAATCCAGGGCCTAATATTGATGCAGGAAATATAGATGTTATTGGGGAGCCTGATGACCAGTCCGCACTACATAAATTTCTTAATAATATAGCAGAAACATTTAATAAAATTAAAGAAGCAGTTGCTCCATTTGCGAAATCAGTAGGAAAGGGTTTTGTTGATTTTATGGGTAAGATGGTTGAGCTTTTCAAACCTATTGTTGCTACAGTAGCGGATGCATTTGGTAAGGCTCTAGAGTTTATAGGCGATATGATAAGTGGAATTTCGCCTAGCACAGCAGAGGCGTTAGGTGGAGCTTTAGGTGGTATGGTAACTACTGTATTATTATTCACAGGAGCAACTCTTGTTGCCGGAATAATAAAAAGTATAGGAAAAGCACTCGTAGGCTTGCTATCAACAGTTGCATCACATCCGCTTTTTGTACTTGCGTTAGCATTAGGAGCTTTAGTGGGGGCGGCACTATCAATGGCTGACGCAGATGCAAGTCCTCAAATAGTGGAATATGCGGAAGCGCTAGATAAGTTACAGACATCAGCAAATGATACAGCTGATGAAGTTAATTACTTTGTTGATAGTATCACAAATAGACGAAGCGATATAGAAAATGAGTATAGCGCAATTGAGGACCTGGCAGATAAATACTTCGTACTAGCGGATAAAGTTGGAAGTCTTTCAGATGGAGACAAAGCCTTATTAAAAGCATACGCGGAGGAAATGGTTAAGAAGATACCTGAACTTGACAAATATATTGATATCCATACTGGAAAATACAATGGTACAAGGGATGCAGTGCTAGATCTTATTGCAAAAACAAAAGAATACCAGTTAGTTCAAGCGGCACAAGAGAGTTTATTAGAGATAAGAAAAAAACATTATGATTCGACTATGGAATTAAATATAATAACGGAAGCCCAACGTGATTTAGCAAAAGAAGTTGCGGAAGCAGAAAAAAAACGTAATGATGCGCTCAAAGAAGGAACGGATACAGCCAGGGAAAATGGAGACTGGACCGATAAAGCTGTCGAGGCATATAAACGAGCAGAAAAAGAACTAGAAATACTTAGAACTGAGTACAAAGATAACGAAGATGCTATTACAAAGCTAGATACCGCCATTGAAACCCTTGACACACAATATCAATATTCAGTTGATTATATAAAAGAACACTCCGGAACATTAACGGATGCACAGGATAAAATCGTAAAAAGTACTGATACATTTATAAGTGACCTGACAAAGAAAATGCCAATCGGAGCAGCTGGAATTATGAAAGGTTTCAATGAAGAGATTGACGCAGGGTTGTCCAAAACAGAAAAATCTTTTAAAGATAAAATTGATGACTTGAAAAAATCATTGGCCAGTACTCATATTTCTCTAGGATCTTACAGTTTTTCATCATCATCAACACCTTCTTCTGGTGGTACTAGTACTTTTAATCCACCAAAATTCGCGACAGGAACAGTTGTGCCTGCTAATTATGGTGAATTTCTCGGGGTTCTCGGTGATAATAAAAGAGAAACCGAAGTCGTGTCTCCGTTAAGCACAATGAAACAAGCTATGCTAGAAGCACTTGCTGAAAGGGGTGGTGGGAACAAAGATATAACAATCAAATTCGAAGGTAGTATGAGTGAATTGGTGAGAGTTTTAAAGCCTTATATAGACAAAGAAAACAACAGAGTTGGAGTTAAACTAGTTACAGGAGGTGGGTTTTAATGATATTTAGTTTAGATGGAGTAGAGTTTAATGTTGATGTAATTAAGTTAGACCGTAGTTTTGCTGTTACGGATACAGATAATTCTGGAAGAACTTTAGACGGTGGAATGCATAGGGATATTATCGGTACCTATTATAATTACAGTATGGCTCTTGAAACTAAAAGCTTGGACCTGGCCAGTTATGATCAACTATACGAAATGTTATCAGCACCAATTACTAGCCATACACTGATAGTACCATATGGACAAGAAAACCTTGAATTTCAAGCCTATGTAACAAGTGGTGCGGATGGTTTGAAAAAACGTGGGGTTAAAAACCTTTGGAGTGGATTAACGGTAAGTTTTATTGCTATGGTACCACAAAGGAGGCCATAATGAGCAAATTAAAAATAGAATATGAAGATATTGCTGTAGGGGCGAAAGAGGACAGCTCCTTTTCCTCTACAGATAAAAAGCAAGTAGTAGATTTATTTGATCTGAAAAAAGATATTACATTTCCAAATTATGCGTTATGCCTACCTAGATATTCTAGGCTTGATGGCACATATGTTAATGCGCCAGGAGCAATAAGCAATATCGGATATATTAGCAACAGTATTTCTTCTAGCACAGGAGAATTTACAACTGATCCTATGCTAGAAATTACATTTACTGAAAAATATATAAGTGTTGGAATAACATTGAAATTCAATGACTATTCAGGAGACTACTGCAACCTAGTCAATATCAAATGGTACAACGATTTAGTATTGATCCAGGACAAAGATTTTGAACCTGACTCTAGTAACTACTTTTGTAGTCAGGCGGTAGAGTATTATAACAAGATTGTGATCACGTTTAACAAAACTTCAAAACCTTTCAGATATGCATTTTTAACACGAATAGATTTTGGCTTGATAAGGAATTTTAGGAGTGATGAGGCTAAGAATGTTAGTTGTGTACAAGAGATAAGTCCTATATCGGAGGTACTAAGCATAAATGCTTTAAATTTCACAATTAGGAGTAAGTCGGATATAGCTTTCATTTTCCAGAAGAAACAAAAAATGAATCTGTTTTTTGATGATAAGCTCCTGGGTGTATTCTATGTAGCAAAGGGTAAAAGAACTAGCTCGACCGATTATGCGGTTGATGCAACGGACTGTGTAGGCATTTTAGACGGCCTTACTTATTACGGTGGTATATTTGATGGGGTTACATTTGAAAGTCTCGTACAAGAGATTATGAGCGATACGGATATTGAATACATTATAGAGAATGTGTTGAAAACAAAATTAATATATGGTTATTTGCCTATTTTATCAAAGCGTGATGCAATAGCTCAAGCTTGTTTTGCTGTAGGAGCTATATTTGATACTAGCAACAATGAAAAGGTTAATATAGTACCTTTACAAACTGCAGTTACTAAAGCAATAGATAAATCACAAATATTCGCCGGCAGTCTAAGCATTGAAACATCTGATATAGTCACAGGAGCAGATGTTACGGTTCATAAATATTCACTATCTGAGGAAGTTGCTGAACTTTATAATGATACTCTAAATGGAACTGCTTTAATAACGCTTTCAGAGCCTCATCACGCACTATGTATAACAGGTGGAACTATTGACGATAGTGGAGCAAATTATGCAGTTATAACAGGTAATGGAGCAGTATTATTGAGCGGTAAGAAATATAATCACGGTCAATCAGTAATTTCAATGCGAAATCCTAATATTTCAAAGCATACGAACATAATAAAGGCGAAAAACGCAACCTTGGTTGCATCTAATAATGCTAATGATGTGCTTAATAGAGTGTATAACTACTATATAAATAACGAGATTATCAATGCAAGAATAGTATTAGATAATATTGAGCCTGGACAGCGAACATCAATTTATACTTATAATGGGGACAAAATAGGTACGGTCGAAAAACTGAACCTAAAGTTTACAAATGAAATCATAGCAGAGGTGGTGGTCAAGTGAGTGTAATTGATACATTGATATTCGACAGGGTAAATCGTGATTTAGTTGACGATACCGATAAGGCTTATATCAGTTATATGGATTTAAACCGTATAGAGCAAGCTTGTCAATATGTTGCTAATGAGTTAGAAGTTAATGTAGTAACTAAAACCTGGGCAATTACCGAATTTAGAACAGATGCAGATATGAATAGAATAAAGAATAATATTACAATTCTTAAAAACGCTTATTACAATAGACCTAACACGCCTGTTGTACCAAGCGTTATTAATTTTATCAGTATTTATCAGGCTAACAATATTGAGAAGATTCTTTTTGACATTGATTATATGATACAAAGTGTGACTAGTGGCTTACAAAGGCTGTCATTTAAACTAGGCACCAAATTATTAGGTAATAGGAGGTAACGAAATGCCGTTAAAAATAGATTTTAAAGATGATGTATTTGATGGGAATAGGAAGTATACTCTGTTAAATAATGCAGATGGTACAGTATCTCTGATAGATGCTACTACATATCAACAAGAGGGTAGTTCATTTGGTGCGACAAACATCAATGATACAAATAAAGAAATAAATAATACAACTATATTTGAAACTGCTGGTGGGACTGCTACAGGAATTACATTAAGTGGGATAATCTTAGAAAATGGGAAGGGTAAAACTTTTATAGTAAAAACAAATAATAACAGTGCAGCTACTACCATAAACGGAAAGAATTTCTATAAGCCAGGCACAACAACATCACCTAACTTGATAGCTGGAAAGGCTGTGACTGTATGGTACAATGCAACAAGTAATTGTTTTTTTATCAAGGCTAGTGCAGAGGGTTCCGCAATTGTTGACAATGTACTAGCAGAAAAGACGTTCAGCAATGACAATGATACTGGGCTAGTTGGGACAATGCCAAACAATGGCGCTGTTTCAATAACACCCGGAACAATAGACAAGCCAATACCCCTAGGTTATCATAATGGTTCAGGAAAGGCGGTTGGTGATCCCGACCTTGTATCAGCAAACATCAAAGCAGGAGTTAATATATTCGGTGTGCAAGGCAACGTTAATGTAGTCGATACATCAGCAGGAGATGCAGTTGCAGGGGATATGTTGTATGGAAAGAAAGCCTATGTGGATGGGGCTTTGATTACCGGTTCAATTTCTAGTAAAACTGCAGCTTCTATTACACCTGGAATAGTAGATCAGTCAATAGGAGCCGGGCAGTATTTGAGTGGTGCTCAAACTATTAAAGGAGATACTAATTTAATAGCATCTAATATTTTGAGTGGTAAAAGTATTTTTGGAGTTGCGGGGAATGTGATTGCAGGGAAAAGAGTTATTAATGGTTCCTACTACTTAAGTGGAACAAGTAATAATTACAGTTCACACTATAATACAATTACAATTCCACTAAGTCTTGGGTTTACACCTTCAAAGGTTTTTGTGTGGGCAGTAAAGGACTACTCAAGTAGCTTAACGATACAGGGAGTAGCTATGAACGGATTAGCTCTATACTGTCGCTATTCAGGGTCAAACATAGAAGTACAAGCTTTATCAGCAACTTCATTAACTGTTTACCATATCACTCAGACCCAAAGTTCTAATGGGTATTTTGCATACAATGTTTACTATACTATAATAGAATAGGAGGAAATAAAATGTCACAAACACTAGTAATATATGATAGTTTAGGTATGGTTGTTTTACAAAGAACTGGAGATATACAACCACCAGTTGGAGAAGTAAAATCTATTATATTTGATATTCCGGAGTGTCAGGTTTTTATTGGTATGAATACTGAAACAGGTACACCAATATTTGGAGCAAAATCTAAGACAGAAATAGAATTGCTTAGAGAGCAACTTGCTCTAACAAATGAAATGGCCACAGTAGCTGTAGAAGCTATTGCGAGTATGTCAGAGGGAGACGCGATTTTATGATCAAAGAATATATGATTAAAGTATATGCAGTGTTAGTCAAAGCTGGCAGACGAGAATTTGAAACATTACCAGAAGAGTATCAAATACTAGTTGCCGAATACTTAGCAACACAAAATGAAATTTAGGACACTATAGGGTGTCCTTTTTGATTGGAGGTGCAAAATGGCAGTTATATTACTTAATAAAAACAAAAATTTACAAATAAGTGTTCCATCAAAGAATTTCCTTGGTGAGAACAATGCCGAGGGAATACTGTTTTTACTACCACAGACCTATAATGGGATTGATTTAAAAGATTGCTTAGTGACGTTACACTATATTAACCAAAACAAAGAAGGCAACGTATCAGACTTACAACCTCTAGATGCGCTGTATGAGGATAAGTATCTACAATACAAGTTTGATATTACGATTAATCAGACGTTTGCTATTGGTAATCTAGAGTTATGGCTTGAGATAGTAAAACCAGACATTGATTTCGTACTTAAAACAGGAAGTGTTTTTAATGAAATTAGTGACCACAGGAATATTGAAAGTTATTTACCAGATCAGACATTGTCTCTGTTTTTAACTTATATAATGCAAATGGAATCGCTGAACAATGATATAGAAGCAAAGCTAGTACTAGTGGATGAAAATGTTGCTTTGATGGCTAAACAAGTGAATACAGCTACACAAAAAGCTGCGGATTCGGCTCAATATGCACAACAAGCAGGCGAGTACAGCAATAATGCTTTAGATTATGCCAATAACGCTATAGCGACATTAGGACTGGTCGAAGAAATTAAATTTGGTATTGATGAAAAATTATTAGATATAGATAGCAAATACAACGCGTTTCAGAGTGATATAAGTGGTCTTCGTAAAAAGGGTGAGTTGATCACAGAATTGGATTTAGATGCTAATTTAATTGATAAAATTAATAATAGTGAGGGCGGATGGGGAACTGGTAGTGCAAATGTATTACAGAAAACATTTTTAAATGTCAACGCCAACGATATATTAACATTTAATTCTCCGGAGAATGCCACGTTTAATAAAGCTATTGTGCAAGCTTACAAATTTGTTGCAGGTGTTCAAGATATAATAGAAGTTCTAAAGACATTTAATAACACAGAAGAGTTAAGTTTTAATTTCAGCAACAAAGTTGAGTTTAATGGAGCTATGAGAATCAAAGATAATAATTTATTACCTATGGCACTTAATTCTGATGGTGTTTATGAAACAGCAATAATTAATAAAAATGACTATTTAGATTTATATGGAATGGGGGAAGTGTAATATGGCAGGACTATCAAAACCAACAGGCGTTGGGGTAGAAATGACGGATTATGTAGTTAATGGTGGAGTGAACCAATATAACAATACTGCTGTACTATTTAATGGCACAGCTCCCAGTGCACTGTGGGATGTTAATTGTGTATTCTGGGCAGAGGGTTCTAACTATGTTGACATTACTATAAATAAATCTTGTAATCTATATGCTTTTGGATGTTGGGATGCGGCGAACGGAGCTGTTTTCTCGTCTATACAAAAGTATAATGGGACTTCTTGGGTTAATGTGACAGCAAACTATACTCAAGTGGGTTCAAGAAATGGTCAATGGGTGTTATCGGTACCTAAGTTAAGTGCAGGAAGATACAGATTTTATTCTGCTTACAGACTGGATAGTGAGTGGTATTTTGAATCGATTCCATTGAATGCACTGTTAAAACAAGGAGGTCAATATTATTCCATTAAACCAGAGTTTTATAACACAAGTTTACTTCAATACACACCGCTATCAAGTGCAGATATTACTAAGGGATTTGTATTGTCCGATTTATTTACAACTGTAACTTATGGAACTGAACCACCTTTTAAGCCTATAAGTAAGTTTAGTGATTTTCAAATAATTTTATCTGAAGCTAATACCGCTATTAATATTAAAGGTATTAAAACAACAAAAGAGTTAATAGTTGCTAATGATGATATAACAACTTCTCTTGCTCACAACATTGACTATTTTAAAATACTTGCTAATACAAGTGGAGCTGACAATATAAAGTTAGCACTTTCAATAGATAATGGAGTAACTTGGAAGACTTGGGATGCAATTACTTCAAACTTTATAGACTTAAATTGTGTGATTCCTACGACCCCTTATGCACAAATGACTTCAACAGAATTAAGTCAATGGGAAACTGCTAAAGAACTTATATATACTAATGGAATTAACAGTACCTTGTTTAATACTTTGAACTTTAATCTACTGCCAAAAGGTAAGATTAGATTTGCATATGTTTTATATAGACCAACTTATTCAACTCTTGCCGAGACTACACAATTAGATTGGAAATTTGATGCAGAGGGTTCAATGCAGAGAATGACGGATGCAGAATGTACTGTTAATATCCAGACTAAACAAATTAAGCTTATTTCAAAGGTATCAAATTCAATTGTGAACATAAACGTTCTCATATAGAATAAAAAATAAAAAAAATATCAATTTAGGACATCCAAAGGGGGTGCCTTTTTGAATGGAGGAAGTAGATGGGTGAAAAATCAGAATTACAAGAAATAACAGAGAGACTTATAAGAATAGAAGAAAAATTGGATGGGTACAAGGAACTAAAGAAGGTAGCATATGACACAGAAACACGTTCCAAAACAAACGAAAAAGCCATAGCAGAGCTAAGAGACAATTTAAAATGGGTTACTCGCTTGTTGGCCGGAGCAATTATCACAGGCTTAGTGGGATTGGTTTTTGCATTTATTAAAATGGGAATGGGGGTGTAAAAGGATGAAAAAAGCAGGCGAAACATTACTGACAAATGTAGCTAATTTATTGAAGGTAAAAACGATAATTACCTTAACAGTTATCATTGCTGTATCTGTATTGGCTGTAAAAGGCAAAGAAATTGATGCAGCATATCTCACGATTGCAGGAACAATTATTGCTTTTTATTTTAGCAAGTCAGATTCGAAGAAGGAGGAATAGATTTGAAGAATTATTTAACATACCCTGTCAAGTTTATGAACATAAGTCAAAGTTGGACAGGCGAATACAGTCACGCTCCACACGTTTCAGGGGTTCCTTGTGACTTTCCGATTGATGAAGCCGGAGAGGATGCATATAGAAGTTGGATGCATTGTCCTTGCGATGAGATGGTTGTAAAGCGTATTAGCGGTCTAGGAAGTGCCTATATCAACACGATATGGCTACAATCAACATCAAAAGTTATCCTGGCAAATGGGGAAGAAGATTATGTAGTAATAATGGTGTTGCATCCAGATGATGATGATTTATTAAAGGTAAAAGTTGGCCGAACATTTAAACGCAGTGAATTGATGTTCAGAGAGGGCAGAGACGGCTATTTGACAGGCAAGGCAACAGGCTACCATTTCCATATGAGCGTTGGACAAGGGCAAATAAAGGGTAATGGATGGCAACAAAACAGTAAGGGTACATACGTTTTGACTACAACCGTAGGACCTTTAAAACCAGAAGATGCTTTTTTTGTTGATCCGTACTTTACTAAAATTAAAAGTAGCAAAGATCTGCTATTTAAAAACTTACCGAAAGAGGTGATAGAAGTGAAAGAAATAGGAAAAGAAGTAGTAATAGATCAACCTGCAGAGTGGGCAAAAATATCCTGGAATAAAGCTGCAGTTAAAAAAATATTAGACGGAACTAGACCAGGGGAACAACTTACACGACAAGAGTTTGCTTGTGTACTAGATAGACTTGGATTACTAAATTAAAACAATGCCCCTAGCCTTATGGTTAGGGGTAATTATTATTAGCTATTATTTCACCGATCATTTCTTTTAAATCTTTTTTACCAAATCTTAATATATCTGTAAAACTTGAATTCAAAACACGTTTGTCCTTACCAGTGTAATACTGCTTGTATCTGTTTATATATCTCAGTATTCCTATCTTATCTATAATATCACCTTCCTTGTACATATTATATAGAAGAAACATTGATTTATAAATAGTACATTGGTACTAGAAAAGTAACATTATGATATTTTGAGAAAGGTACATATATAATTTGATATTATTACGTGGACAATGTCCACAGCTTGTCCACACTGAATAAGTTTTATTGTGAGATAGTAGGTGATTATAAATTGCAAAAAGTAGTATACAATTTGGAAAATGCTTAATTTTCAGTTGTTGTAAAGAATCTTAAATCTTTATAAGTTATACAAGATGTTGTACAAGGAGAATGGGTAACAACCCAATGGTTGGCGCAACAGTTGCAGTAGCTGTAGCAATTGAAGAAGGAATGAATAAATAATTAGAATGAATATATAATAACCAACAATAGCCAATTTTATTT